GGTGAGCTGCTCACCAATTGGGAAGCCGAGAACCCCGGGGGCAAGATGCTCGCCGTCGGCCCCACCAAGGATCTTGTGGCCAGCCTCTCCGCGAAGTTGCGCCCGCCTCACTCAGCTCGCACTCCGCACATGGCTCTCGTGCTCCTGAAGAACAAGCGTGTTAAGCCCGACCTGATCATCGTCGACGAGGCTTTCACCTTTCCGTTGGCGTTGCTCACGCTGTATTCCTCCTACGCACCCGTCATCCTGCTCGGGGACAGCAACCAGATCGGTCACATAGACTTCAGCGGACTGTGGGGTTCAAGTACCCCACTCACAGAGGTGGCCAAGTTCATCCCCACTGAACATCTCATGGAGACGCACAGATGCCCTCAGGACGTCGTGGCTCTCCCGTTCATAGCGAGAATGTACCCAGGCATTAGCTCTGATTCCCTGAGAGGGACCGCCATGGACGGCCAGAGGGGACCTTCCATCCATTATCAGGGACCAGATTTTAAATCCAAGACGTCCCAGGTCATTGTCTTCACGCAAGATCAGAAAGAACGACACAAGGATGAAGGTGCGCGTACTGTCCATGAAGTCCAAGGCCAGACTTTTACATCTGTGGTCCTCCACGTCGGGGGCACTGCCGGGGAACGCGCCCTGCTCCGAGACTCGCCCAACCACCTTGTTGTGGCCCTCACCCGCCACACCACCAACCTCTTTGTGCGCGAGTGTGAGAACGGGCTACTGGCCACTTACATGAACCAGGACCCCACCCTGGCCATCCTAGCCGACGATTCGAACACCAACGTCGACGCTCCTGAGCCACAGGCCCCGGATACTGAAAGGATGTTCACGGTCGAGAACCTCACGGAAGGGAAAGACCCCCCGTACGTTCCAGCGCAAGCCGACGTTGCACTCAGCACCCGGCTTCTCGCTCAGATCTACCCGACCGAGGCCATAATTGAGGAACACTTTAGCGTCGTCACCACCTCCTTTTCCAACGGGGGGGGTGCTAGCGGGGTTCTGCGTCCTGATGAAATCCACCAGGACGCCATAACCGACACCAAAAGCCATTTGGTGTACAGGTTTCCGACCCCCCAACGCGTGAAGATCACTTCCTCTTCCCAGAAGGCGTTCTCCGTCAAGACTCTGATGGACCGCTACTCTAAGCGGACGAAAAATTTAACCGGGAGTGATCTGAAAAAGGAAGCCGCCACTCTCTTCAAGGCCCTGCAGCGTAATGTCAACTACGCCCCACACCCCGAGTGGCAGGGCCAGGTCTATCTTGAGGCAATCGAGAAATTCCAGGCTCGAGGTCATGACATCACTGACCTGAGGGATATCGACTGTTGGACGGACCAAGGAGCTAGCCAGGTTAAGTTCTGCATTAAACAGCAGCAGAAGCCGGATCTGACTTTCTCCCCCGGAACCAAGGACAAAGCGGGCCAGGGAATTGCTGCCTGGAGTAAGACGCTCAATTTCACAATGATCGTCTGGACCCGTATGCTCGAGAAGATCCTCACTCACAACAGCCAGAGGAGTTTCCACTTCATGACCAAATACACCGATTCGGAGTGTCTCCAGTTCCTCG